GCGAAGAATACAAAATTATGCCTGTGAAGAACTTCTCGAGCCATATCTGTGATGCCTTACAGTATCTTTGTATGTTTATCGCTGAAAAAGATGTCCATGATAAGCGTTGGAAGGATTTAAGTTCAAGGGTTAACCTGACAGACTATAAACCGGTTAATTCAATCGGAGGGTATTGAACAATTGATTTTGTGTAAAATTTAGTCACTACAATTTAAAACAATTGATATAAAATTCAGGAGAAAATCAATGGATAATATAAAATCAGAGTTTCAGGAATCAAAACGTAATTCAGAAGTAATGGTATCATTAGGCGCGCGCCTCTATAACCAGTTCCTGACCAACGAAGGTTTCCGGTTTGCCAAAGAACAACAATGGCTGGAAGATTTGCGCGCATACAAAGGTCTATACGACCCCGATATAAAAATATCCGCCAATGCTTCCAAAGTGTACCCCAAACTAACGCGCTCAAAAGTCAACATTGTCCTTTCCCGGCTTCACGAAATGCTGTTCCCTGAAAATGATAAAAACTTTGAAATCAAACCGACCCCGGATCCCAAAGTTTCTTCGGAGATAATTGAAAGAATAATTCAGAGTTTGCTTCAACAAAAAATGATGGAAGCGCAAATGGAAGCGCAAATGGCTATACAGCAAGGCCAGTCCGGATCTATGCCCGGACAGCAGCCTCCCGTCGAGTCTCCATCCATAGAAGATGTCCGACTTGCTATTAAAGCTTTTACTGATGCCACCTGCGAATCCATGTCCAGGGTAATTGATGACCAGTTACTTGAAATGGATTATCCTGAAGAAACCAAAAAAGTTCTTAAATCAGGTTTGCTTTACGGAACCGGCATTATGAAGGGTCCCATGATTAACAAACGTACTAAACATAAATGGGAACCAAACGCCCGGGGTGATTATCAGGAATCCAGAGAAACTGAAGATATGCCTTATTTTGAAGCTATCCGTATTTGGGATTGGTACCCGGATATGACCATTACCGAACTTTCCATGATAGAGGGAAGTTTCGAGCGTCATATAATGTCCAAACATGATATCCGCGATCTTATTATCCGGGAAGATTATTACAGCGATATTATAGAAAAGTTCTTATCAGAACATCCCAATGGTAATTATACCGCAAAGAATTGGGAAATCCAGCTTCAGACAATTGAAATGGAAGCTGGCGCTAAAAGCACTGCCACAACAACATCCTATACTGCGATTAATAATACCAGCCGCGCCTCCAACCGTCAAATCGGCAAGAAATATGAAGTTCTTGAATATTGGGGATACATAGACGGTTCCGACCTTGAAGCGTGNGGAGTTGATGTTCCAGACCCGACATTAGAATATGCCGCAAATGTCTGGATAATAGGAAAAACAATTATAAAGGCCAGTTTGTTTGAAGGAGCTCTTAACCGCTACAAACTGTTTTATTACGAAAAAGATGAAACCAGTCTGTATGGAGAAGGGTTGGCCAGAGTTATGCGGCACAGCCAGATTGCCGTAGCATCTTCCGCCCGTATGGTATTGGATAACGGCAGTGTATGCAGTGGCCCTCAATTGGAAGTCAACTGGTCGCTTCTTACTCCCGGACAGGACATGTCTTCTGTTTATCCCCGGAAAATATGGTATAGAGAAGGGCGGGGCATTGAAGCTCAGTACCCGGCTATCCGCAATCTTAGTTTCGAGTCCCACATCCCGGAACTTATATCAATTTCCAAGTTCTTCATGGAGTTTGCCGATATTGAAACCACTCTTCCAACCTGGCTGGCCGGTCAGATGGTCAACAACGAAACCGCGCAGGCCGCTTCCGGTCGCATGGCAACTATAACCATAAGCATAAAAGACATAGTAAAGAACTTCGATATGTTTACCGAGCACATTATTCAGGATCTTTACGCCTGGAATATGGAATTCAATCCCCGACCGGAAATAAAAGGTGATTACAGTGTCAAAGCGCGTGGAGTATCTTCTCTTATTATGAAAGAAATCCGTATGCAGTCAATAAATCAGTTTATGTCAACCCTCAGTCCTGAAGATTTAATCTACATTCCACGCAGGGAATTGTTAGCTGAGCGTTTAAAAGTCCACGATCTCAATATTAATCTGAAAACAGAGGAAGAAGCCGACAAGATTCGCGAGCAACAGTCTAATTCTGAAATGGCTATACTGGAAAAAGAAATGTTAAAATCTGATATTGCTAAAAATAAGGCTCAAGCCATGACCAATCTTGCAAAAGCGAAAGGAAAGAATATCGAATCCAATAAATTAGCTGAAACTTTACCTGAAATTCCGGAAAATGAGTCGCCTGAAATGAAAACAGCAAGACTAGAGGAGGAACAGGCCAAAATTGATGATCAGAGAACAAAAACTGCCTTGACTGTTGACAAATACAATATGGACAAGGTATCCATGGCTAAGGATATGGAACGTCAAGACCAAAAACATGCCGTAGAAATGGCCGGAAAGATTTTAGAACACAAAACTGCTATGGATATTAAAAGGGAAACAGCAAAGCATAACATAAAAATGAAGGAAAAAACAATGAGCCAGCCAAAAACAAAATCAGTTAAAAAAGGAGAAAAATAAATGCAGGAAGAAATGCGTAAAAAAACTGAATTAGTCGCAGCAGTCAATGGGTTCAACCGTACACCTCCAATGGACGCTGTAATTGCCCTTCTGGATTTCTACATTGAAATGATCAGAATCCGGAATGATGTCGCTCAGGAATCAGAACTCAAGTACAATCAGGGAAAAATTGCCGCATACCTGGAGTTAAAAGATACAATGGTCAGGGGAAACTCGCAGGTACCGGTGATGATGAATGGTAATATCACAGGTTAATGTCATAGTCCAACTAAAAAATTGTTTGACAGTAAAATAAAATTGTGGCATATGGTAATCGTAAATGCATAAATGTGTTTTAAAAAAAGATTTGAGACGAGATTCAGCAACTTTTAACCATCAACCAAAAGAGGGGAACAGGGAGGATGGCGAAGTAAAGTTATCGAAACAGGAAGCTATTGAACTCTGTAAATTAGCTCAGGGAATTAAGAGAATTTTGGAGTCCAAATTAGCGAAAGCCTAAGTCTTAAGTAATATACGAGAAAAAAGGTTGACATTTAGGGATTAAGTTTCCCTTCTGTCAACCTTTTTTTATTTACAAAAATGAGAGGGAAATTTTTATGAAAAAAAAACCGGATGAAAAAACTGTTGCGGATATGTCACAACAGGATGAAGCGTTTAATGAAGTGTTTGATGAAGCGTTTAACGAAGCAGAGGGGAAAGATGATGGCGGAACTGTTGCTTCCGGCATAACCGGCACAGATGATCTAAAAAAAATCAATACGAAACCGCCTCCAGGAAAAGTGGCAGAACCGTCTCCGGTTAATGATAAAGAAACAGATTCTCTTCCAGCAGAAGACTATGAGCAAAAATGGAAAAGTCTCAATGGGATAATTAAATCCAGAGAAACCGAGTTCAAAGCCAAAGAAGCGGAATACCAGGCAGAGATAGAGAAACTCAAAAAACCTCCCGATTCTCTTCCTGTTGATGATAAAAATAAAAAAGTAGAAACCGAACTGGATGTTGACGCTCTTTTAAAAAATCTTAATCTCAGTGATGAAGAAAAGACCATGTTAAAAGAGTACGATGAAGAATTCGGATTGGTTTCTAAAGTAGAAAATCTTAAACTTAACAAGGCAATAAAAGAGGTGTATAAAATACTGAATGAAGGATTCGAGGCGAAACTTGCAGAAACTCGCGCCGAATTCCAGAGTCAGTTAAAGCCGACCACAGAGTTTGTTGAAAAAACAACAAAAGAAAAGGAGGAAGATGCTGTTAACGCCCATTTCGGCGCTATTGAAGAAGCTCATCCTGATTATAAATTTTATCTCGAAAATGATAAAATAATTGAATGGATACAAACTAAACCGGCATATCTCCAAAAGGGAATGCTGGAAGTTTACAAATCGGGAAATACCCAGGAATCTATTTCTCTTTTGGATGATTTTTATAAAGAGAATAATATTCAAACAACCAATCCGCCTCCGGATAATGTTGTGGAAATGGACAAGGCCAAAAAAGATCGCAAAGCAACCTTAACTCCCCCGCAAAGTAAACGCGGCGCAATAAATCCAAATCTTAAACCTTCTGATGATTTCGAGGGAGCGTTTGATGAGGCGAGTAATAAATATAAATAAAAATAAGGAGAAATTATAATGAATTTAACTACGTATGGTAATATAACTCCTAGGACTGCCGGATTTGTTGCAGTTGAGTTGTTAAAAAGAGCCATGCCGTATCTGTGCCTGGAAAAATTCGGTAGACGATAGTTTGGCCGAATTAAAAGTCCTTAAAGTCGGTGAACATCCCACGAGTTATTTTGGCAACATGGAACGGAATTTACCAGTATGAGAAAGAAAATGCAAATAAGTATGGCAGGTGGGACAGAGAAGCTGAAGATTGTCGTCAGAATTATTACTTCTGTCGATGTCTATATGATGTACCTCAAGAACTTCTGTGGCTTTATCCCATCCACAAATATCGCAAAATGGTTTTCTTCCATTGCGAAGAAGTTTGGCTTTAGATTTGTAGTGTCCAGCGGAGTGCTTACAGCTTCGTCCGTAACGAATGTACCTTTGCTTAAAGTACTCTTTCCGTTTGATACTGCGACATTTTTCGCAAACTCTTCCTTTTTGGGGAGGGCGACCACAAACGATACAAGATTTACATTTTTCTCTCATGGCTGGTTATTTAACCGAATTAACCGAGTTTGTCAAGATAATTTTTTGGGACAATACCGAGCCAATCCGTAACGGAAGGTGTAACGACTATGAACGAAGAAGAATTAAAGGGAGCAATAATAGGAATGGTTTTAGGAGACGGACATCTCAATTTAAGTGGAAGATCAACAAATGCCCATATGGATTTTGCTCACAGCAAAAAGCAAAAAGATTATGCTGTTTGGAAATCTGATATTCTTGGGCAGTTGACGGATGTTCGAGTGACTGAAGGTGTTATTACGGTTAAAGGAAAAGAGTATGAGAAGGTAAGAGTATTATCAAAAACTCATCCTCTTTATACTCACCTCTGGAAAAGATTTTATCATAATGGAAGAAAAACGATAGATCATTTTCTGATGAATTCCTTAACTCCATTAGGTCTTGCTATTTGGTATCAAGACGATGGACATCTCAAAAACCATGAAAATTATTTAACTCCTATGTTGGAAACCAATTGTTTTAATGTGGCAGAGCATGAAATAATGACAAAATCTTTAGCTGATAAATTTCAACTTGAATTTCGCGCCAACCATCTCAATGCAAAATATTTAATGTTGAGACTTCGCAGAAAAGACAGAGAAAAGTTTTTTAGCATAATTAAAGATTTTATTCATCCTTCAATGGAATATAAAATTAAGGATGATGGAAAAACATTAAGAGAATTTGGTGATCCGATAGAATGCAAATGCGAAATATGCGGAGAGAAAATTATTAAAGCATTTACCTTGCGTAATGATGATCGCCGTGGAAGATTTTGTCGCAAATGTTACAATTCTTATCGTTCAATAATTGGGACGACTCGCAATCAATATAGTGAGCCAAGATATAGTCTGAACCCAGTAGCAATACCGGGAGTTTGTTAGAAATAACAAACCGGAGAAATCCGTAACAATAATGCAAGCTAAAAGTTTACCCGCGAATAAGACCCAGTCGATGAAATTCAGACGTTATAATAGTCTGGGCCTTCGCACAACGGCATTAACTGAAGGCGTAACTCCTGTGGCCGATAAAATGACCGCAACAGATATTACAGCAGCTTTAAGTCAATACGGAGGCTTAGTCGGTATTACTGATGTTATAGCAGATACCCATGAAGACCCTGTTCTTCAGGAAGCTGTGGCGGTTATCGGCGAACAGGCGGCAAAGACAGTTGAAACATTGCGTTACAATGTGCTTAAGGCATGTAGTAATGTTTTCTATGCGAATTCAGTTGCCGGCAGAGCATTAGTGGCAGCGGCNATTTCNCGCGCCGACCAGCGTCGGATTGTCCGCGCACTGGAACGTCAGGAAGCTGGATTTGTAACCAGTATTGTAAAGTCTACTCCATCGTTTAACACGGAATCCATTCTGCCAGCCTATGCCGGGGTAACTCACGTTGATCTTACTTCTGATATCCGAAGTCTTACGGGATTTACTTCGGTGGCCGATTACGGAAAAGTCAGTCCGTGGGAAACTGAAATCGGAGCTTGTGAAGATGTTCGTTATCTCAAATCCACAATCTTCACTCCCTATGTTGGAGCCGGAGCTGCAACTTCGACTATGATAGCAACCGGCGGGAACGCTGATGTGTATCCGGTTATGTATTTCGGCAAGGATGCTTACGGATTCATCGCGCTTAAAGGCCAGTACGCGATTACTCCGATGGTGGTTAATCTGACTCCGAGTATCGCTGATCCATTGGCCCAGCGAGGTTCCGTAGGATGGAAAACCATGCAGACAACGGTAATTTTAAATGACGCATGGATGGCGGTCGCCGAAGTTGCATGTACGTCCTAAAAAATGGTGTTTTGTTTTTTTTTACAGTTCTAAGCAAGAGTTGGCTTGAGAATTGTAAATACCAACCGCGTTGAACATCCCGGCGAACGCGGTAATTGAACTCACGACCGGGACAACTCAACTCATAATTTAAAGGAGTAATATTATGGCTTACGCAAAATTTGATGATCCTAAAATCAGCGCTGAAAACGCTAAAAGGAAAGCTAATATGGCTTTCTTTGATGACACCATTCGCAGGACAATTCAGGGCATTGTGAATAGAGTGGTCTCCGGAACCAACGGAGTGGCCGGAACGGCTGCAAGCGCGGGAACGGCTGCAACAGGTGTTTGCACCAATAATCCTGTATTCGCTTCCATCAATGGCTCTCTTTACACAATTGTCGCGACTGATAATATCAATCTCGGCACAGGAGCTTATTCGGGCGACAATATTCAGACCGGCATGGGAACAATGGGAACAAATTGTTGCTGCAAATTCCTTATCTATGGCGGTACTGACGGAACAGCTCGTGTCTGCGGCCCGGGCAATATCGTTAAGAAAGATGATTATGCCACCGCGACATTGGCCGCTGCGGAATGTAAACTTCCCGATCTTCCCGATAACTGTGTGGCTTTGGCCTCTATGTTGTTGCAAGGTCCGGCGGGAACAGGCGCAAACTTCAGTGTTGGCGGTGCCGGAACAATGGGCACATGTTCTTTTTCCGCACTTGTTCATATGCCGTATCAGGAACCGTTTAAGGCAGAATCATAAGTTAACCGGTTAAGTTAACCGGAAACCGGAGGAGGGTTTTTACTCTCCTCCATTAATGGAGTTTAATTTCTACTATTGTAGATTAGATTAGATTAGATATGGAATTTGTTACTATGGCTACGTCAGGAAAAGAAAGTACAGGATGTTGCCAAAACTTATACAAATGGAGGGAATTGTTACTATGGCTACGTCAAGAGAAGAAAGAGCGGAAGAATTAACTGCGGCTAAAAAGTTAGAACTGGATATGAAAAAGAATCCGGAAAAGTATTTTACCGGCCCGGAAGGTCATGTTCGCGATCGTATTATTGTTAATCAGACTCCCGATATTCCGTCAGAGGGAGCTTTTGTGTCTCTTAACGGATTTGCTTATTTAATCAAACCGGGAGAAGAAATAGATATCCCGCGGCCAATTCGTAAGATGATTGATACCCGGATTAGAACCGACACTATCCAGATTCAAAATCCGGATGGAAGTTATAAATCTCACGGAAGAGACATGCCGAGAATAACTTATATCTTGATTAAAGAGGATGTTGGCAAAGAAGAAGAGGTTGGCAAGAAAGAAGTTCCGGCCATGGAGTAAAGAAGGAATAAAGAATGACAGGAAGAGAATTAATCGCCCATTTAAGAGAAAGTGTATTGGATGATATGTCCATACCCTACCTGTGGCCGGACACGGAACTTCTACGTTTTCTTAATTATGCTGAAGTTCAGGCATGCAGGCGCGCTCATTTGATCATCGATGCGACTACTTCTAATGATTCCGGAACCGCGGCAACAGCTTCCACGGCGGGGCAAAAATCGCTTTGCGTTCTTTCTGTTCTTGCTGATCAGGCCGTGTATCAACTTAGCCCCAAAATACTACAAATAAAACGTTGCCAATTGAAATCCATGACTTACCCTCTTCGTGGCCCGTTAACTTATCCTCAGGTTGATGAAGAATTCTTCTGGTGGGGAACTAATGGAACGGTGGGAACGGCGGGCAGCGGTGGATATCCATCGGCGTTTCTCAACGAGCCGGGGAATACCATTACTTTT